CAACGGCACCACGGGTCATACCCTCGCCGTTGGCGACGTCTTCACCATTGCCAACGTGTATGCGGTCAACCCGCAGACCCGTCAGTCCACTGGTTCGCTTCAGCAGTTTGTCGTCACTGCGGCTAACACCGCGGCTGGCAACAAGTTCACGGACGTCAACATCAGCCCGGCGATCTACACCCCTGCGAACGCTCTGGCCACGGTCAACAGCTTCCCGCAGAACCTTGCTACCGTGACGTTTGTCGGCGCTGCTTCGACGATCTACCCGCAGAACCTGATCTACCACAAGGACGCTATCTCGTTTGCCACGGCCGATCTTCTTCTGCCGCAGGGTGTCGATATGGCTTCTCGCCAGGTTCACAATGGCATCTCGATGCGAATTGTGCGCCAGTACGACATCAACAATGACCGCCTGCCGTGCCGTATTGACGTGCTGTATGGCTACTCGGTCATCCGCGCCCCGATGGCTTGCCGTCTCTGGGGCTAACAGGTACAAATTAGGAGAACACGCACATGGCACTTCCTTCTGTAGGCGGCGGTTATCAGTTCAACGACGGCAATCTTAACGAAGTTAAGATCTCCGTCGCTGCGGCCCCCGCAACTGCCGTAGACAGCGCGACGCTGACTTCGGCTCAGTTGATCAACGGCATCATCCTCGGCTCCCCGACGACCACGGCGGCGTACACGCTGCCGCTGGCCTCGGACCTTGACGCGGTGTTGACCAACTCCAAGGTCGGCTCGACCTTCGACTTCCGCGTGATCAATGTCACCGGCTCTGGCGTCATCACCATGACGACTAACACCGGCTGGACCATTGGCTCAAGCGGTTCTCAGGGTCTGATGACCGTCGCGGCCACGGCCGGTACGGTGCGCAGCTTCCGCGCCCGTCGTCTGGGCGACAGCTCTTGGGCACTGTACGCGATCTCGTAAGTAACACGACCCCCGCTTCGGCGGGGGTCTAACTCATCAAGGAGAACAACATGCCCAATACGAAGCCTGTTGGTGTTGCCTACGAGGACCCGTACCTCGACGGCGCCACCATCGCCAATCCGGTCTACCCGGCCAAGGGCGCGGCGCTGACGGCCCAGCTTACGACGATCACGTCTACGGCCCCCGGCACGCCTGACTTTGCCATTCAGGACCTGATTGACACGACCCCGTTCGGGTTCGTCACCAAGGACGAGGGTAACTCGGTGCTGGCGGTTATCGCCAACCTCCAGACCCGCGTCGCTCAGCTTGAGAGCCGCCTTCAGGCTCTTGGCCTGATCTCGTAACCAGACAGGCGGTCTTCGGGCCGCCTGTTCCTCATAAGGGAAAACAATGGCTGAAATCTACCTTATGCACCACAAGCACGGCATCAAGATTGCCACCATGGAAATGGAAGCGCAGTACGATGAGAGCCACGGCTGGGTGCGGTTTGACCCGGAAGACCTCCATGACGAGGTCATCGAAGAGGTTGTCGAGGAGGCTGTCGAAGCCCCGACCGACGACTTGCCAGAGCCTGCGGTTGAGGTTAATGTGCTGTCCGAGGCTCCGCGCCGTCGCGGTCGCCCGCGCGTGACGAAGGACGAATAGCATGGCATCGGCTGGCGACATTATCAATGGCTCCCTGCGACTGATTGGTGTGCTGGCCGAAGGCGAAACGCCATCTTCCGAGACGGCGCAGGACGCCCTGAACGCGCTAAATCAGATGATCGAAAGCTGGAATACGGAGCGCCTTGCCGTCTTCGCAACGCAGGATCAGGTCGTTAGCTGGCCGCCGGGCGCCCGTTTCCAGACGTTTGGGCCGACCGGCAACATCGTCGGCAACCGCCCGGTTTTGATCGACGACGCGACCTACTTCCGTGATCCGGCCAGCGGCATCTCCTACGGCCTGAAGCTGATCAATCAGCAGCAGTACAACGGCATCGCGGTCAAGACCGTCACGTCCACCTATCCGCAGGTGCTGTGGGTCAACATGACCTACCCGGACATTGAGATGTACGTCTATCCGGTGCCGACCAAGGTGCTGGAGTTCCACATCGTGTCGGTGCAGGAACTGACGCAGCCCGCCAATCTGGCAACCAATCTGGCCTTCCCGCCGGGTTACCTGCGCTGCTTCCGCTACAATCTGGCCTGCGAACTGGCCCCTGAGTTCGGCGTCGAGCCGTCCCGGCAGGTGTCCCGCATCGCCATGACGTCCAAGCGCAACCTGAAGCGCATCAACAACCCTGACGACATCATGGCGCTGCCCTACAGCATCGTCGGAACTCGTCAAAGGTACAATATTTTTGCCGGAAATTTCTAGTGTTATCATATACTTACAGAGTGCAAGCACTATGAAGTCTACGTTTAGCGGTCAAATACGCTTCGTGCGCTTCTTCGGGGGTTTTAAAATCCCCGAGCCAATGCGTCTTGCCTTTGTGCGTTATGTTTGCGCGCCACTTGTTCTGAAAAAATATAACTCCCATGAAACCAGACTTGTTGCGCCGGTTTGGTTTTCGGATGTTTTGCGAATTGCCCGTTTCGTCTACAACTCGAAGGTTGGCAAATCGGTTATCGTCCTTAACGCCATTAACATGGTCAATAAGGCCCTTGGGCCATTCGCCGGTCATGTACAGCCATGCCAATCTATGCGATTTGTAAATGGCGCCTTTGTAGCCAATGGTGCAGTAGCCAATGCGTTTTTCGCGGCACCCCGCTACGTCGCCTTCTCGCACGCTCTTGGACGGGCGTATTTTCCACGTAAAGACGCCCGTATCTGGACAGTAGGACAGAATTTTGCGAAGTTCATCGACAGTCACTTGTGCATCTCCTCTATAGTTTCCAAGTATATATACCCGAAAACTATTGGAGGTCAAGCCTGATGCAGACGCCGATCCTCGGATCGTCCTACGTCGCGCGCAGCGTCAACGCGGCCGACAGCGTAATGATCAACCTCTTCCCCGAGATGGTGCCGGAGGCGGGCAAGCAGCCCGCCTTCCTCATGCGCGCGCCCGGCCTCACCCGCAAGGTGACGGTTGGTTTCGGCCCGATCCGGGGCATGTGGGAACACGGTCCCTACCTTTACGTTGTATCCGGCAACACGTTTTACCGCGTCACCAACACCTGGACCGTGACGGCGCTTGGCACGGTGTCCGGCTCCGGTCTGGTCAGCATGGCCGACAACGGCACGCAGATCATGATCGCCGCCGATCCGGCTGGCTACATCTACAACACCTCGACCAACGTCTTCGCGCAGATCACCGACCCGGACTTCCCCGGCGCCTCGGTCGTGGACTATCTCGACGGCTACTTCGTCTTCATCGAACCCAACAGCCAGCGCATCTGGGTGACGGCGTTGCTGGACGGCACCAGCGTGGACCCGCTGGACTTCGTAAGCGCTGAAGGCGATCCCGACGACATCATCAGCATGATCGTCGATCACCGCGAGGTCTGGCTGTTCGGCAACAACTCGACTGAGGTGTGGTACAACGCTGGGCTGTCTGACTTCCCGCTTGTGCGTATTCAGGGTGCCTACAACGAGTTGGGTTGTGCCGCCCGTTACTCCGTGGCCAAGATGAACAACCAGATTTACTGGCTCGGCAAGGACTTCCGCGGTCAGGGCATCGTCTACGTCGCCAACGGCTATCAGGGCCAGCGCATCTCGACGCACGCGGTCGAGTGGCACATTCAGCAGTACGGCGACCTGAGCAACGCTGTCGGCTACACCTATCAACAGGACGGCCACAACTTCTACGTCCTGAACTTCCCGAACGCCAACACGACTTGGGTCTACGACGCCTCGACGGGCGCGTGGCATGAGCGCCGCGGCTGGGTCAACGGCTCATGGACGCGCCACCGCGGCAACACGCAGGTGTTCTTCAACGGCGACGTGCTGGTGGGCGACTACGAGAACGGCAACGTCTACGCCTTCGATCTGGACGTCTACGCCGACAACGGTCAGCCGCAGCGCTGGATGCGGTCGTGGCGCGCGCTGCCGACCGGCGAGAACACGCTCCGGCGCACGGCGCAGCACGCACTCCAGCTTGACTGCGAGACGGGCGTCGGGATCGTGACCGGGCAGGGCAGCGACCCGGAGGTCATGCTGCGCTGGTCAGACGATGGCGGCCACACCTGGTCGAACGAGCACTGGCGCAAGATGGGCAAGATCGGTGAGTACGGCTACCGCACCATCTGGCGCCGCCTCGGCATGACGCTCAAGATACGCGACCGCGTCTACGAGGTGTCCGGCACCGACCCCATCAAGATCGCCATCATGGGGGCTGAACTACAGGCGAGCGGCACCAGTGGTTAACATCACCAACATCACCCCGCCGCGCGTACCGCTGACGGACCCGCGGACGGGGCTGATCGCGCGTGAGTGGTATCTGTTTCTGTTGAGCCTGTTCAATCAGACGGGGCAGAGCACCACGTCGCTGGAGGACATTCAAAAGGGGCCACCGGCAGAAACGATTGACGCCAACGCTATTCTCTCGGACGCGCTGCTGTCCTTAGCCGCGGTGGCATCTGATCTAGCCCCGCTTGAGACAGCAATTCAGGCACTTGCTGCATCGCAACAAGCCGCGTTTGACCCTGCCAATCTTGAGGCGGCTATTCAGGCGCTGGCGCTCCAACCGCCTATGACGCCGCATGTTCCGGCACCCATCTACGGGTCTTTCTACAGCACCGCCAACCAGCCAGACGGATCAAGTACGACGGCATTCCCGGTCGTGTATGATACCACGCAGTTCAGCAGCGGCGTGAGGATAGAAGACCGCACGGCGGTGTTTACGGCCTCTATTGGCCCGGCCAGCACGACTATGACGGTCACAGCCATCACGTCAGGGTCGATCTATCCAGGTATGGTTTTGACTGGAACTGGCGTTACGGCCGGTACTTACGTCGTGTCGCAGACCACGGGCACGGACGGCAGTACCGGAACCTACGTTGTCAGCGCGTCACAAACGGTTGCCTCGACCACTATAACAGGCACCTGCAAATCAAAAATCGTCGCTGATAAAGCTGGTGTTTACAACGTACAGTTCAGTATTCAGTTTGTAAATACAGACGCGCAGATACATGACACGGATGTCTGGATGCGCAAAAATGGCTCTAACGTTGCGGACAGCAACAGCCAGTTTTCGGTGCCAAACAAACACGGCGGCGTTGATGGGCATTTGATCGCGGCGCTCAACCTGTTTATTGACTTGGCTGCAAACGAATATGTTGAGTTAATGTGGGCCACGACTAATACGGCAACTACAATCCAATACATCGCAGCGCAAACTGGCCCCGTGCGTCCGGCCACGCCATCTGTTATTGTGACCGTAAGTTTGGCGTCCGTGCCATCCATTCAAGGAGTTTGACATGACTGTAACTGTTAAGGTTCTCGTCCCCGCCAAGACCGCCGAAAACGCTCAGACCACCCAGTACACAGCGTCTGGCGTGACGGCAATCATCGACAAGTTTACCGCTACCAACTACTCGGCTGCGGCAACGACGATCAGCGTCAACCTGCTTAACCCCAGCGGCACTGCGGGCAACGACAACTTGATCGTTAAGACCAAGACGCTACAGGCCAGCGAAACATACACGTTCCCCGAGTTGGTCGGACAGGTGCTGGCGGTCGGTGGCATCATCTCGACCATCGCCGGAACGGCGTCCGCCATCAACATCCGCGTGTCTGGCCGCGAGGTGACGTAATGGACGAGGCGGCGCAATCCCTCGTTGTGCACTTTCAAGAGTT